CCGACAATCAGTATCAGTGACACATTAAGTCTAAACACAATCGATATCGTGGGTACTCCCGACGGAGAAAAAGACGTTGAAATCATCGTGCTGGTGTAAGGAGGGATAAACATGGCGGTATCCTGTAATTATCTTGCGAAAATCAGGCGGGCGGTGAGACGAAATACATCAACAGATGTTGACACCGAACTAACCGACATTATAGAGGAGTGCCGCCTTGATCTTCGGCAGCTTGGAGTGTTGAAAGCCAAGACAGAAGACGAATCGGACAGTCTCATTCTTGGGGCTGTCCGCTCCTTTGCAAGGTGGAAATTCGGGCTGTCAAACGAGGACGCGGCGGCGAACCGCGAGGACTACATGATGTTGCGTGATGAGCTGCGGCGCAGGACTGATTACACGGAGGAGGCGGATTGATGTTTTTCTCCGACAAAATTAAGCTTCGGGCAGTGGTGAACGGCGTGGATGCAAACGGCTACCCTACGCAGACCAACACCGACACCGAGGTGTGGGCGAATTGCAAGAGCGCGACACGGGCAGAATTTTATTCGGCTAATGCGAATGGAATTGATGTGTCGAAAATGTTTGAAGTCCACGCGGAGGATTGGGGCAACCAGACGCAGGTGGTTTATAACAGCAGGGTTTACGACATCATCCGCGCCTTTCAGAAAGGGCTTGGCGTGGTGGAGCTGACCTGTTCAGATCGGGCGGTGTGATATGGCAAAGAACACAAAAACAATGTGGTATTGCGTAGATTGCGGCTATACAGAAACAAACCACAAACACATGGACGGATGCTTATGTCCTAAATGTAAAAGCCGTTTATGGGTTGGCAAGGCGGTGTAGCATGGCAAAATTTGACTTTGAAATACCGGCCGACTTTATCAAGCAGTTGGGTAAATTAGCCGATGTTGACCGTATCGCTCCGCAAATGATTGATGAAGCCATCCCTAAACTTTTAGACAATGTAAAAAAAGAAACAGCAGGGCATAAGCAGACAGGGGATATGTATAAATCAATCAAGGCAACTAAAGCAAAGAAAAACAAGTACGGTTACTACGCATCTGTAACCCCGACAGGCGCGGATAAAAAAGGCGTAAGAAACATGGAGAAGATGGTGTATTTGGAATACGGTACATCAAAACAATCACCAGCACCAACGCTGACCAAAGCTATAAAGGACAGCGAAAAAGCCGTACTTGACAAAATGCAAGAAGTGTTTAATCGGGAGGTGGGTGGATGAATGTAAATCCAATTATAATATCGGCTCTCTCGTCGCTTAATTTACCTGTGACAGCTAATGTATATGAGGGTACAGCAGACGAATATATCACATTTAATTACGCAGACGAAAGACCCGCCTTGAGGGCAGACGACACCGACCTATATGATGAAACCACCGTGCAAGTACATTATTTTACGAGGGGTAACCCACAACCAAACAAAAAAGCCATTCGCAGATTGTTAAGAGCGAGTGGTTTTACTATTATATCAACTTCCGAATTCTACGAGAGCGACACGAAGCTTCAACACATCGTTGTCGAGGCGTGGATTGACGGAGTAATTAACGATTAAGGAGGTAAAAAGTACATGGCAAAAATAGGATTAAAATATCCGGTATACGCTAAAGCGACAGAAACCGGTTCAAGCATCAGCTACTCAAACGGCGCGGTGCTGGCAAAGGCCATCAGCGCGAACATATCGATTGAGTCCAACGATGTGAAACTGTATGCGGATGACGCTGTATCGGAAACCGACCACAGTTTTGCCAGCGGAAACATTTCTCTGAACGCAGACGATCTTTCTGATGCGGTGAAAGTAGCCCTGCTAGGCTATACAGAGGGCGCAGAAGTTGATGCTACACTTGGCTCGAAAGAATTGAGCGCGGGTGCCGCAACAACTGCGGCATTTGTCGGCGTCGGATTCTATGCAAAGCGTATCAAAGCCGGTGTAACAAGTTGGCGGGCAATCTGGCTGAAGAAAGTGCAGTTTAAGGAACCTGCAGACGAATCGGCTACCAAGGGCGAAACGGTGGAATTCAAGACACCTACCCTGGAGGGAACCATCATGATGGCTGCGGATGACAAGTGGAAAGAGGAAGGAACCTTCTCCACAGAATCCAGCGCTATCGCCTGGCTGAACGGCAAGGCAGGCATATCAAGTGACGTATCCAATAACATCACGGCATTGACTCTTGATAATGGTACTCTGACGCCAGACTTCGTAGCAGCCACCCGGAACTACTCTTGCGAATGTACAAATAACACCGCGATTACTGCAACCTTCGCAGCAGGAACGGCAAAGGTCTATGTAGACGGTACCTACTTCGAGACACTGACAACAGAGACAAAAGGCGGATCCATCACGATGGCTGCCGGAAACAACAAGATCATCCAGATTGTGGTTCAGGAAAGCGGCAAGACTGCAGTTACTTACACCATTATGTGTCAGAGACCGTCAGGCGAATAATACTGCGGGCGGTCTAAAAAGCCGCCCTTGATTTTTAGGAGGATGTATGAGCGATCTGAAACCTACGGGAACAAAAATTAAACTCGGAAATAAGGAGTATGGCCTCCGGTTCACACTGAACGCCATCGACGATATACAGGAGCATTTCAACATTCCCATCAGCAAGCTTGTGGATCTATTTAAGGACGAAAAAACGCAGATAAAAAATCTGCGGTTCATGCTGATGACATTGATTAACGAGGATCTGGACTGCCGGGCCGACGAAACCGGCGAGAAAGCAGAGCATTTGGAGGAACGATATATCGGCCGGCATATCGATGCCGGGAATATCAGGAACCTGATCGGTGCCACATTGAAATCCTTCTCATCCGGAACGCCGGAGATTGGTGAGGACGACGACCCAAACCCGGAGAGCGGGCAGTAGAGAAACTGTCTATCGCCCGCTGTATTTTTATCGGTAAAACCTTGCTTGGATACCCGGAACGCGAAGTGTGGCGTATGACACTCCGGAAATTAATCCTGCTGTATGAGGAATATAAAAAAGAACATGGACAGGTACAGAAGCAGGTAGACATTGATGACGTTATTCCATTTTAAAGGGCGGTGAGTATTATGGCGATGAAAATCGGCGCGGGGATAGCGCTGGATGGAGAGAAGGAATTCAAATCAGCGGTGTCCGGTATCAATAAAGACCTGGCTGTCCTTGGCTCTGAACTGGGGAAAGTATCTGCAAAGTTTAGCGGCAATGCCGAGAGCATGGAGGCGCTGACCGCCAAACAGGCAGTATATAACAAGCAGGTAGATGAACAGAAAAAGAAGGTGGAAACCCTTGCAGCCGCGTTAGAGAACGCCAAAAAGGAATTCGGAGAAGGATCTGACAAGGTAAAGAATTGGCAGATAAGCCTGAACAAAGCCGAGGCGGATCTGGCCAAGACAGAAAACACGCTAAAAGACACCAATGATAAGATCGACAATTTCGGCAAGGAATCCGAAGAAGCGGGACGCGAGGTCGAAAAAGCTGGAAAGAGTGCGGACGGCGCCGGGTCCAGGTTTGAAAAACTAGGCGGCATCCTCAAAGGTGTCGGTGTAGCAATGGGAGGTGTTGCAGCAGCAGCAGGCGCGGCAGCTGTGAAAATGGCAAAAGAGGTCGTACAACAGTTTGGAGAGCTGGAGCAGAACCTTGGCGGATCGGAAGCTGTGTTCGGGAAATATGCCGTGTCAATACAGAAAACCGGTGAGGAAGCGTATAAAAACCTCGGTGTATCTCAGTCTGACTATTTAGCGACCGCAAACAAGATGGGTGCATTGTTTCAAGGCTCCGGTATAGAACAGCAGAAGTCTCTTGAATTAACAGAAAAGGCAATGCAGCGTGCCGCTGATATGGCCTCCGTCATGGGTATAGATATGCAGGTGGCTCTTGACAGTGTTGCAGGAGCAGCAAAAGGTAACTTTACAATGATGGATAACCTTGGGGTTGCTATGAATGATACGGCTATTAAGGCATATCAATTCAACACCGCAGCGGAATATATGAGAGAAAGCTTGTCTGGACTTGATTTTTTTAAAACCAAAGACGAGGCCGACAAGTTTCAAGAAGCGCTTAAAAAGACGGGTGGAAGCACAAAAGAAGTAGGCGAAGTTTTTAAACAGTTTGGGGTAAAGGGTGATGCCGCAACAGTAGCCATGGAAGAGATGGATTACTGGATGGGACAGTTAAATAATACATCAGGAAAAGCTGAAGTCGCAATGCAAATGTTCTTTGAAAATACAGAGCAATATGCCGGTAACTTCGCCCGTGAATCCACGCAAACAGTTACCGGATCCATCGGGCTGCTTAAAGCTGCGCTCGGTTCGTTCACAGCCGGGCTGGGGAACGCCAACGCCGACATGACGAACCTGACCGAGAACCTTGTTGACGCTTTCCAGGCTGTGATAAAAAACGTGGTGCCGATTATCCAGAACCTGACCAATGCGCTGCCAGCTGCGCTAGATGCGTTGCTTTCCGCAATTGGCGATTTATTACCGACGCTTTTGGATACCGCAACTAGCCTATTCAGGCAAGTGCTGAACACAATTCTAAAGATTCTGCCGGGACTTATTCCAGTGGTGGTAGAGGCCATGATGACCATTGTGGATACCATAATTGACAACCTCCCGTTCATCATCGAAAGCGCAATGACATTGATAATGACACTGGCGAGCGGCATAGCAGATGCACTGCCTGAACTGATCCCAACCATCGTAGATACAATCATTTTGATCGTTGACACGCTGATCGATAACATCGATATGCTGGTCGATGCAGCCATCGCAATTATTGTGGCTTTGGCGGACGGGTTAATTGCTGCGCTGCCGAAATTGATTGAGAAGGTCCCGGAAATCGTCATCAAATTGGTGCAAGCATTCAGTAATAATATGCCAAAACTCATTGAAGCGGGGATCAAAATTATAGAGTCGCTTGTCGGCGGGATCATTAAAGCTATACCGCAACTGATAGCTTCAGTACCAAAGATAATGACGGAAGTCATATCGAGCTTTGCAAGTTATTATGGAAAGCTTGCCGAAATTGGCGGTAATCTTATTTCCGGCCTATGGAACGGTATCGGAAACAAACTGACCTGGCTGAAAGACAAGCTGGCAGGTTTTACAAAGAATGTACTTGATAGTATCAAGAATTTTTTCGGCGTGCATTCACCTTCCACTGTCATGGCCGGGATCGGCGGATATCTGAGTGAAGGCCTGGCTCAAGGTATTACATCAAAGGCCGGGCTGGTATCGGACGCAATGGGCAGGATCAATAAGGATCTTACGGCCAGAGCGAATATATCCGTATCCGGAGAAGGCGGGTATGGGATAGCGGTATCTAATCTGTACATGGACAGCGTACTTGTGGCTACAGGAACAGGCAAGGCGCAGTACCGGAAGAATGCAGTCAGGGCAAGATCATTCGGGGTGGTGACAGCATGAGCAGCAAAATAAAAATCTTGAATTCAAGCCTTGCGGAGCTGGCAACTATAAATGTCGCCAGTTCTGCCAGGCGGACTGAAAAAATAAACTCCGATAATATCCTGAATTTTTCTATCCGTGTAAAAAGTGGGTTGGCAGCTTATATTAATGACACAAACGTAATTGAACTTGACAGCGATTACTTTGACATTGCCTACTACAAGAAGGAGCAGCAAGGCGATGGGAAGCTGATGGTCAATGTAGAATGTGAACATGTATCTTATCGGCTGAATGATCTGGACTATGATCTGGAGTATTTCACGGAGACTGGCACACCGACTGAGATTCTGACAGCGATACTGGCAGGTACAGGATTCACTGTCGGAACAGTGGATTTCGTAGACAGTACTACATTTTCACTACAGGAAGCTGCATCCAGGCGGCGGCTGCTCATGCAATTCGCAGCCTACATGGGAGGGGAACTAGAATTTAAAGGCTTCCAAATCTCACTTTTGACACAGCGCGGATCATCAACACCAACGGCCCTGACGGTAGGCAAGGACGTCACCATCATATCAAAAGCAGTGGACAAACGGCATCTTGACGAGAACGGGAATCCAACGGTGTCATATACCTGCGGAGTGTACAAAGGCGCCGCCCTTTCCCTGGGCGATGTCGTGACGTTGGATTATGACAGCCTGGACATTGATGTGTCTCTCCGGATTGTTAGCAAAAGCTGGGATCCATACAATCCAAACAATGTCACGATCGAAGTCGGAAACTATGTGAACAGCCTTGAGGATGACTTATACCGCATAGAAACCAATATGCTTGCCAAGGGGAAAACCTACTACGGTGCAAGAATATCCGCGGACAATGGCTTTGAAAGCATCCGCAGCGACAAGATGGCCCGCGGGGTTTTCAATGCTGATCTGTTCGCACTCCAGGTCGGAGACGGATCCGGGAGCAACTGGACAAATAAACTCTACTTTGATCCGGTGACAGGCAAATATATTTTTGACGGTGCGCTTTCTACCACGATGATCGAGGCCTTGGAGGCTGAATTTGATGTAACCGTATCCAACACCGTTATCGTCCAAAACCTCTATGCCGCCCGCGGCAACATAGCCGAACTGACCGTTGACCAGCTTGACAGCTCTGGTAAGGTATACAACTACCTGAATACAATCACCGATGACGTCAACTATATCAAAATCTACGACCAAAACATCGAATTCATCACAGCGACTGTAAAAAGCGGCTCTCCAACACCGACCGAACAGGCGGAGGATAGAAACGGCACACCATTGTATTGGATAGACGGAAATCATGAAGGCGTGACGTTTGATGTAACAGCATATCCTGTGATGGTGTATCAGTATGATGAGGTAATAAAGCTGAAAATGTCATTCGAGCTGGACGGCGAATATCTCGTTCCCGTCATCGAACTAGGCCAAGGTGATGGAGTAACAGCAGATAGTGCAAAAGCCAGAATTAAAAAAGGACAGACAGGGCTTGAAATAAGTTATTACAAATCAAACACCGGGGATATAAGGCAGATTTTGGTTGCGGATGACGATATACGGCAGGTGGGCAATACTGGTGCAACAGGCTTGCGGAATATCGCCGTAGGAGACACAGAACCTGACGATCCGCAAACAAACGACCTGTGGATTGATACGGACGCATAGGAGGGATAGCATGGCAGAGGCATTAAAACGCTGGGACGGGGAACAATGGGTAACTGTGGCAACGGTGAATAGGATTGTTGTGCAGGAAGGTGGCAGTGCAAGCCCATTACCAACTATACAGGTTTATGCTCCGCTGGCTACAAATGACAAGAATTTATCTTCACCAATAGCCAGCAATCCGACAGTAAGTTATATTGTCGCGTAAAGGAGAATGAAAAATGAAAGAAATAAATCTTATAACACATGAGGAATTAAAAGACATTGAGACAGTCGAGAAACTATGCGGAAAGCTTCACCTTATGTCACCGCCAAGAACAACGGTAATGGCGGAGATTACGGGTGTAGACGGAAATGTAAAATTAAAACAAACCATGTTATCAAAGTCATGGGTAAGGAATGC